GACTCGGAAGGTTTAGGCTACTCGACAGTGGCAGCGGACTGCCACTTCTGCTCTATCGATTCCCCGATACGCGCCACACCATCAATCAACTCGCCGCCGTCGCTCACAGAGTTGGATGTGACATGCCCTATCACGGACAGCCCGACAAGAAGAAGTCCCGCGACCACTTCCTCGCCTTCTCTAAGGAGGTGATCCAGCTTGCCTTCCAACCACTCAATCCTCACGAAGTGAAGGATTTCAATGAGTGGTTGGAAGGCACGCCTTACAGCGCCAATCGTAAGGATTACTTAGCAGCACTAAGAAATCTCACTACCCACCCCGACAATACCATCAATAAGATTAAGCTCACTCAGAGTGCGGGGTTTGTAAAGTGGGAAGGGAAAGAGAAGGCTTACTATCCCAGGCTGATTTGTTCTCCTAGCGATCTATCGAAGGCGATCCTTGGACCTTTAATGCATTGTGTGGACAAGAAGACTTTCCTAGCGCCATATTTTGTGAAAGGGTCCAATCCGAAGACATGGCCGGCGCGAATGAAGGAGCTATTCGGCACTAGCCCAGTTGTTGAGACAGATTTCACGTCCATGGAAGCGCACCATGAAGAGCAACTGAATGAGGTAGTGCATTATTGGGTCATGCACATGATCAGGAATTGTGGTTTCACCACCGATTTCAAACGCCTGGTCAGCGTGCTCATGAAGGGCCATAATCAGATTGAGGCCTTGAGCATGCGCGCTACCCTCGCCCAACGACTGATGTCGGGCGTTATGTGGACTTCGTCCGGTAATGGAGTGCTGAATTTATGTCTGATGATGTATCTCAACACTCCTTTGGACGATGATCATAAACGCATGGCTAAAACCGCACATTCAACATTCCGCGGATTAGTCGAAGGTGATGATGGCATTTGTGCAAGTGCAGGTATAGACGACGCTCGCGTCGAGCAGCTAGGAATATTACTCAAGCCCTGCCACCATCCCAATTTCCGTGAGGCGAAGTTCTGCAGCATGATATGCACCGAAGACTTAACAGTGCTAGCAGATCCCATAAAGCTGTTGCGCAAGATATTCATTCTTCCGAATAAATTCAAGCACAGTTCAGACAGTGTCAGAGATTCCATGATCCGAGCGAAAGCGCTCTCCTACCTGTCATTCGCCTCCACGCCCATCATCGGGCCGTTGGTCCAACGGATCCTCGAGTTAACCAAATCACTGAGTGTTGAGCGAGCTTGTACTGAGATGGAAGCTCACAAAAGACAGCAAGTGATGGACAACCTCGCAGATCTGAAGGCTGGGGGATACGCTTTTCCTCCCATCACCGACAACGCCCGCATCATCACCGAACAACGGTTCGGAGTGCCCATTCACGTCCAAAGGCTCTATGAGTCAATGATTCCCAATCAAGGACCCGTTTTCACCCTTGACTTGAGCCCCTTCGTCACATCGCAAGACTGGCAATTCACTCGAAAGACCATTCTCAACCTCACACAAGATTACCCTCTCGAGTACGACGAACCAGTGATCCGGCACGCATTGTGGTGGCCTCAGCTCTTCCCGCAGGATGAATATAGAGATGCTCGTGAACTCTCTATGTTAGTAGCTGAAGCCGACTTCCGACGCCACTTTCACCAAAATCTTGATCCCAGCGCATGGAAACTCTCCCAATCAGGGAAGTACTCTCAACTCGACCTCGCGCTGAGTGTCAAGTACCCACGAGTCTAGAAATAGACAACTCGGGTGACGCGTTACTGAGTCTCGCGTCTACACTCCCCCCCTTTCTTTTCTGGAAGGGGGGGAGTGGGTCACCACGGGCCTAAAGAAATGGTGGTGACGTTAAGCATGAATACG